TCAGATCTTGCCCTTCAGGGGCACGATCTGGCCGAGCCAGACGACGCGGCCGACAAGGCCCATCAGGGTGGTAGATCTTGCGTCGAGGATTCGGGCTGGGCCGTCCGGTGTGGTGGGGTGAATGACGGCCTGGTCCCCCGCGAAGGTCATCCTAGCGACCAACACGCGCCCAGCTTCCCGCAGACACCAAAGGCCAGGGCCGGACCGGGTACCGATGCGGGTGTCGATGAGGGCGACGACCTCATCCCCCGGATGCGGCGAGATCTCGTAACGGTCGGGAAGGATCGCCTGCAAAAAGTCAGGCACGAGCTGGTGACGTTCCAGCCAGACCCGCGAGAAGGCGACAGGCGCGCTGCCTGAGCCTGGTCCGGCACCGTGCCATGGGATGGTCAGGAAGCCGGAAGGCGGCGCAGTGCCATCATCGTTAGTACCGACGACTGGAGGGGCGTCCAGGACAGCCATCTCCTGCTTTGTTCCGATCCTTATTTCCAGGCCGAGGGCATCACAGATTTCCTTTGTGCGGGCGAGTGTGGGCCCGGCCTGCTTTTCGGACCGGAGCACGTTGCGAATGGCGTCTGGCGGCAGGCCAGCCGCGTTCTCCGCTGCAAAAGCGTTCAACCGAAGCTCGGCCAAGCGATCACGAATCAGATCGCTGAAAGTTTGAACAAAGGTTTCCACGACTCGGGATTATTACCGAATGAAATAGCGCTTGACTATCGGTAGCCGTACCGGTTAGCTGCTCGGTATCAACACCGAATGGCGGGCGGTATGGAAACCCTTACCCTACTGAGACTGGCAGAAACCTTTTGTGCCCATGATGGCCGCAAGCTGTCGACGATCTCGACCTACGCGAGCGGCGACGGCAAGAAACTGTCGCATCTGAAGAAGGGCGGCGGCTGCACCGTCAGGGTCGCGATGAGGATGTTGGACTGGTTCGACGCGAACTGGCCCGCCGACCTTGCCTGGCCTGCTGACATCCAACGCCCGAGCTGTGGCGCGAAGTCGTCGCGCGCTCGGAGGGCTGCGTGATGCCCCATCCCTTAACCACCTGGAGACCTGCCATGACCAAGATTCTTGCTGCCCTGCGGCGGCTGGGCGACGCATGGGAGAGCGAGCTGATTGCGGCCGCCCTCCTGTTCGCCGTCATCCCTGTGATCCTATCCCTGGGGGGGCGCGAAATGAACGCCCTTTCCCCCAAGGCGATGCTGACTGACCTGGAGCTGATCCAGGCCGTCCGCGAGAAAGCGGACTTTGCCGAGGCCGAGATCGAGGCTGCGTTCCGGTTCCGCGAGGGCGCTGCCGTGCGCGAGTGGCACCTGGAGCGGGCCGATACCGCCACAGTCGAGCTTCTGGGCTTGATCAACGGGCCGCAGTACCGGGCGGTTTGGGATCGGATGGTAGATTTCGCAAACAAACCGGCCCGCGAGGAGATCTGCAAGAACCTCGCAGAATTCGTTCGCCGGGAGGCAGTCGCATGAGCGCGCGCATGACCCTTGCGGCCCTGGTGGTCGCTGCAGCCACCTGCCCCGTTGCCGCCGATGACGATCCAGTCTTCAAGAACAGCGACTGGGTGATCGAGACCGCGACCAGCCTGACGATCATGTCCGACGGCGGTGGCAACATCGACGATTATGCCGACCTGATTGCCGATCTGGGCAGGACCGAGGTGCGCATCCTGGGCAGCTGCAAGTCGAGCTGCACCATGTTTCTGGGCATGCCAAATGTCTGCGTGTCACCGGATGCCGTGTTCGGGTTCCATGGACCGCGGTCGGGTGACCAGAGCATTCGGTACCTTCTGAGCCTGGTCGACAAGATCGCCAGCCACCATCCCGAACCGATCGCCGAAAAGTTCCGGTCGGATTGGGGTCTGACGCGGGATTTCACCTGGCTCACCGGAGCTGAGGTCTTGGCGATGGTGCCCGGCTTGAAGACGTGTGGGACGGAGGGCCAGCGATGAACGCCCCGGTCATCGACCTGACCCGCCGCATGGTCGCGCAGTCAGAGCGCGCACGGCTTGCGGGCTTTTTGCATGCCGCTGCCGAGGCCGAGCGCTGCGCCACGATTTCTGACAGCTTCGACACCTCGGCAACCATCGACAGCCGGGCTGCCAGGGACGCCGCCGTCGCCAGCCTGGTGGCCGACGAGACTCTGTTGCGGCTGGCCCGAGACCCGGGTCTTGCCACGTTCCTGGGCCTGATCCTGGAGCAGTTGAACGGCATCGCGGAGGGACGGCTATGAGCGGTGCGCCTGTTCCCGAGGCCTGGACCCGGCTGGTAGGTCACCATCGCGCCGCCCAGGTGGCGCAGGACCAGATGAAGGATCCCGGTGCCACCCAGATCGCGCGCGACGATGCGACGATCCGCTATGCCCGCGCCTGTGACGCGATGGTGGCCGAGATGACCCGTTTGTCCGAGAGCCACGAGCTGGGCCGGATCACGATGCTGCTGGCCCGGAAGGAGCGGCGGTGATGGGCATGGAGAAGTTCAGCAAGCCGGGCCTTGGGAAGTGGCGGGTTGTGCAGAAGGCCGAGGAGGTCTTTGAGGTTCGCACACCCGACAACGCGGTCTATGGCCGCTACAGCTCGCTTTCGCAGGCCGCCGCGACCGCGTCCACCCGGCAGAAAGAGACTGATCTGGCTGCACGCCGCAAAACCCGTGCCTGCATGTGCTGCACGGAGCCCTTCCAGAGCGAGGGCATCCACAACCGGTTGTGCAGCCGCTGCCGGTCGAAGGAGGCCGACAACTGGAACCCCTACGGCCTGGCCCCCCGGAGCGGACGAGCGAAATGAGCGCGATCGGCCGGATCCATGCTGCCAGCCTTTCCAGTCCCCGGCTGCGCCGGTTGCTGAAGGTGCTCGGGACCGGCCAGACGCTGACCACGCTGGATATCGTGCGGCGGGCCAAGGTGATGGCGGTCAGCGCCAGCATCTCGGAGCTGCGCGTCCACAGCGCGGAAATCACCTGCGTCCGGCAGGCTGCCCCCAGCGGAGTGGGCACCTGCTTCTACTACACCATGACGAAGGCACCTGACCTGAAATGACCCTACCGGAAGACGCGCGATCGGTACTCAACTATGTGGACTGGACCCTCGGTCAGCTTTGCCTGATCGTGGGCGACCTCTGCAGAGAAGCTCACATGTCCGATGAGGACATCAAGGATATCCTTTCCCAGGGCAACTCCGATCACCTCGAAATCATCAGCGATGAGGCTGACTCAGCTCTCTTGAGAATCGAGCAAATCGTCACCGAAGCACGGCTCTCGATCCAAACCCTCGTCGCTACCTATCGGGCGGAGGCTGATCGTGGCTGAACGTATGCCTTCCTTCAGCGAAGTGGCGCTTGCAGACATCCGGGTGCCGGCCGACCGGCTGCGTCCGATCAGCGAGGCTAAGGTCGCAGCCCTGATGCAAGTGATCGAGGAAGGCGTGTTCCTGGGCGCGATCACCGTGCGCCGGCTCGGCAAAACCAACACCCTGATCGATGGGGCGCACCGGCTGGAAGCTGTGCGGCGCCTGGGCCGGGAGACGATCCGCGCCGACGTGCTGGACTGCAGCTCCAGCGAGGCACGACGGCTGGAAGTGACCGGCAACCTGACTGCCGGAATGACGCCTGTTCAGGACGCCATCTTCCTTGGCGTCTATCAGGACGAATACGAAAAGCTGCACCCGGAGACGAAGCGTGGCGTGGCCGGTGCGCTCGCGAAGAACGGTCTGCAACGTGCAAATTTGCACGTTGCAGAACTCGTCGCCGAGAGCCGCCAGATCACTCCAGCGCAGGTGCGCAGGATTATCGCTGCTGGGCGCGCCCTGACTCGCGACGAGCGTGCCGCCCTTCAAGCTGCGCGCCACAAGATCCCGATGAGCGAGGTCGAGAAGCTGGGCAAGATCGGCGATCAGCCGCTCCGGGCCCTGGCTGTCGAAGCGCTGCTTGAGGGCAAGAAGGTCGCCACGGCCATCCGCGCCGCGAAGGCCGAGGCGGGCGGTGAAGCCCCCGTTAAGGACCCGGCTGAAGAGGCCTTCACGGCTCTTTCCAAGGCCTGGGCACGGGCGCCGATGGCCGCGAAGAATCGGTTCCTGATGCAGTACCGCCACGAGGTTTGGGAAGCCCAGAACAAGGGCGAGCCGCTGGCCAACTTCCTGGAACCGGAGGGGGATGAAAAGTGACCCTCACCCCCGCCCAGGAATGGTGGACGCCTGCGCAGATCGCCGAGAGCGGTCTGCCGGACCTGCCGAAGACCCGGCAGGGCGTTGACGCTCTGGCAGACCGGCTGAACTGGCGCGGAGCCAGCAAGTTCGCGCGCCGTCGGGCGGGCAAGGGCGGGGGCTGGGAGTACAGCTGGAAGCTCTTCCCGAACCGGGCCCAGCAGGCGCTGATCAAGCAGGCCGTAGCCCCGAAGGCCGCTGCCGCCCGCGCCCGTGACGAGGTCTGGGCCTGGTACGAGGGCCTGCCGCAGACTGTGAAATCCAAGGCCGAGGCGCGACTTCTGGTGATCCAGAAGGTCGAGGCGCTGGAACCCGGCATCGGGCGGTTCCTGGCTGTCGAACAGGTGGCGCAGATGGATCAGGTCGGGGCGCGCACGGTCTGGTCGTGGTTCGCCATGATCGAGGGGATCGCGGTGCATGACCGGCTGGCTTACCTCGCGCCCCGGAACCGCGCCGCCGAGAAGCGGCCCCGCGCCAAGGAGTGCAGCCCGGAGTTCGTCGAGCTTCTGAAGTCGGACTATCTGCGCCTGGAAGCCCCGCCCTTCACCGACTGCTATCGCCGCGCCGTGCGGGTGGCCAAAGAGAAGGGCCTGGACATCCTGCCCGAGCGGACCATGCGGAGGCATCTCGACGCGGCCGTCAGCCGGGTGACCCAAGTGCTGGCGCGGCAGGGCGTCGATGCCGTCAAGCGGCTCTTCCCCTCTCAGGTCCGGGACAAGACCTGTCTTCAGGCCTTGCAGGCGGTGAACGCCGACTTCCACAAGTTCGACGTTTTCGTCCGCTGGCCAGCCGTCGGCAGCGAGCCCGGCCTTGTCACGCGGCCCCAGATGGTCGCGTTCCAGGACATCTATTCGGGCCGCATCCTGGCCTGGCGGATCGACCAGACGCCCAACTCGACTGCCGTCATGCTGTGCGCGGGCGACATGATCGAGGCCTGGGGCATCCCGGAGCATGTCCTCCTAGACAACGGGCGCGAGTTCGCAGCGAAGGCCATCACCGGCGGCGCTGCCACCCGGTTCCGGTTCAAGGTCAAGGAAGACGACATTCCGGGCCTCTTCACGGCGCTTGGCTGCACGATCCACTGGGCCACGCCCTACAGCGGCCAATCGAAGCCGATCGAGCGCGCCTTCCGGGACATGTGCCAGTCCATCGCAAAGGACCCGCGCCTGGCTGGGGCCTACACCGGCAACACGATCGACGCGAAGCCCGAGAACTACGGCAGCCGCGCGGTGGAGCTGGAGGAGTTCCTGAAAGTCGTCGCCGAGGGGATCGAGGAGCACAATGCCCGCGAGAACCGCCGGTCAGAAGTGGCCTTCGGGCGGTCTTTCAACGCGGTCTTCGACGAAAGCTATGCGACCGCGCCGATCCGCAAGGCGACCGAGGCGCAGCGCCGGTTGTGGCTGCTGGGGGCCGAGGGCCTGCGGGCCGATGCCAAGAGCGGGATGATCCGCTTCCAGGGGAACGAGTTCTGGGAGCCCTGGCTGACAGAGTTCGCGGGCCATCGAGTGGTGATCCGCTTCGCCCCAGCGGATCTGTGGTCGGGCATCCATGTCTATGCCCAGGACGGGGCCTATCTCGGCCATGCCGCGTGCCGGTTGAAGGTCGGCTTCTTCGACATGGACGAGGCGCGCATCCATGCCCGCGCACGGTCGGCTTGGCTGAAGGCTCAGAAAGCCGAAGTCGAGGCACATCGGACACTGACGGCCATGCAGTTGGGGATGACCGTGGACGCGCTGTCCACCGCGCCTGTGCCCAGGGTCGAGGCCAAAGTAGTGCGCGCACAGTTCGGCAAGGCGCTACCCGAGGCTCCGGCCCGGCCCAGCGGGTCGCCGCCGATCGACGAGGCGACCTTCGATCGCATTCAGGCGGGCGTTGTCGCCAATCTGGACGCCGCACGGGCAGGCAAGACCCCTGCCGCGACGGCCGAGGAAACCGCACGCGACCGGTTCCGCCGGGCCTTGGACATCGAACGGAAGCTGGAGGCAGGTGAACCCGTCACGCGGGACCAAGAGCGCTGGCTCTCGGTCTTCCAGAACACCTCGGAATACCGGTCGGAGCGTCTGCTCTGGGACGATTTCGGGGACGCGATTTTCGGATGAGGGGAGCCGCCGGGGGCGGGCAAACACCCCACGGCGGCGAGTAGTGAGCAGGAGAGAAAATGACAGGAACTGGGGAACTTTACAATACGGTCGCGCCCTTGGCGAACGTGACGCGCCTGGTGGCACTTGTAGACCGGTGCCAGAACCGGGGTCCGGGACTTCCTGGACTTGGCTGCTTTTTCGGGCGCGCCGGTTTGGGCAAGACCACGGGCGGGATCTACGTCACGAACACGATGAGCGCCTGCCACGTCGAGGCGTTGCCTTTCGGCGGGCTGAAGAAGCTTCTGGAAATGATCGTGACCGAGTTGGGGCTGCGTCCGAAGCGTTTGATCCCCGACATGTTCGACCAGGCTGCCGCAGAACTGGCCGTGACCGGCCGCCCGCTGATCATCGACGAGGCCGACCACATCCTGGCGACCAAGACGATCGAGGCTGTCCGCAAGCTGCACGACGTCTCTGGCGCACCGGTGATCCTGATGGGTGAGGAGCTGCTGCCACAGAAGCTGCAGGCTTGGGAGCGGGTTCATGGCCGCATGCTGGCCTGGGTCGAGGCTGAGCCGGGCACCATCAAGGACGTTGAGCATCTGGCGCGAGTCTATGCGCGGGACGTCGAGATCGTGCCCGAGCTGCGAGAGGCGGTCCTGACGGCCTCTCGGGGTTCGATCCGCTACATCAGCACCAACCTTGCTGCCATCGCCGAGTTCGCGGCGGTGCGCGGTCTGGTCCGCATGACCCTGGCCGACTGGGGCAACGGGGCCTTCCACACTGGCGAGCCGCCGGTCCTGCGGCGCGGGGCTGTCCCTGCCGTGGCGCGGAAGGGGAGGGCGGCATGACGCACGATTGGACCAAGGACGCAGAATCGATGGCAGAGGCAGCCTTTGCCCTGGCCTGCACGCTCGACCAGTTTGGCTACACAGACCTGGCCCGGCGCATGGACAAGTCGTCGACCTGGGCCCGAAACCGGGTACAGGCCTGGATCAAGGCCGGTCTTCTGGAGGAAGTCCCGGCGGACGAGGGTGCCCCATGGCAATGGCGAGTGAAGGACAGCGCGAGGCAGGCGTTGCAGGTCCGCGCCCGGTCGCCTGAGGACAATCTCTGGACCGCAATGCGGCAGATGAAGAGCTTCAGCCCACGCACCTTGGCGGCCCATGCGACAACCGAGACCGTCGCGATTTCATTGGAGAACGCCCAAGCGTACTGCCGCGCTTTGCTTGGTGCGGGCTATCTGGCCGTAGCCCGGAAGGCCGTCCCAGGCAGGACCGAGCCGATCTACCGGCTGATCCGCAACACCGGCCCCCGTCCGCCGCGCGAAAAGCGAGTCCGCGCCGTAATCGACGCCAACACCGAGCAGACCATCGTGATCGGGGGTGGCCAATGAGCGCCGACATGATTGCGATGGCCGAAGAGGCCTGGGGTGCGCCCTTGCCCGACTGGATCCGTGCGCTGGCCATCGCCTGCGGCCGTTCCAGCCAGTCGAAGGTCGCAGCCCAGCTGGACCGGTCGCCTGCCGTCGTCAGCACCGTCCTGCGCAAGAAGTATGCCGGGTCCTACGAGCGGATCGAGGAGCGGGTCAGGGGCATACTCATGGACGGGCGGGTCGAGTGCCCGGCCCTGGGGCAGCTTCCCAGCCACGAATGCCAGGACTGGCGGGAGAAGTCCAAGACCTTCGCCCCCGGCAATCCGCTGCGCACTCGTATGTTCCGGGCCTGCCAGCGCTGCCCGGTCTTCAAGGGGGAGGGAGAGGCATAATGGGACCTGCACTTTTTGGGGTAATTCACACGTTGAGCCCGCAACGCCAATCGCCACCCTCCAAGCCGTCGATCAGCCAGTTGATCCGAGCCTATGCACGTCTTCTGGGTCTTTCCGTCGATGACCTGACCGGACCAAGCAAGGCTGCGGTCATCAGTCATCATCGGCACCGGCTGATGTACCTGATCCGGCAAATCGATCCGACAGCGTCCTACACGCTGATCGGTCGCTATCTGGGCGGGCGCGACATGGCCACTGTCCATGAGGCCGTCCGCAAGGTCGGCTATGGCGCTAACGCTGACCGCATGCTGGCCGACCAACTGGTCGAGACAGCACGGCAAGTCGTGCAGGAGGCCCACGAGGAGGCATCGACAGAGCGACAGGCGAGGCCCTGGCAGCTGCTTGCGGCGATCCAGGTCCTTCACGACGGCGAGCTGACCGACGCCGAGGCCCGCAAGGCAGCGCTGTCCTTCCTGAGCCAGCTGGAGGGTGCCAATGGCTGAGGTGCCCCACAACCCGAAGACCCTGCGCCAGGTGATAGAAGGTGCCTCTCGCGCGGTCGGAAAAATCGACATGCACGGCCTGCGCGGCATCACTGGCCTGTCGATCACCGAAATCGAGGACATGGCCCTGGCGCTGGTCGCCCTGGGCCTGATCGCCACCCCGCCGGGCGAAGCCCCGCCCGACACCCTGATCCTGACCCGAAAGGAGGCCCAAGATGGCCAGTGAGTTCAAACCCGCGCCGATCCCCACCGGGCGCATCACCATCGACGGGACCGAGCGGATCATAGACGCCAAAGGCGGCTACCTGCCCGTCTCGACCGTCAAACCCGCCGACCTGCTGATCGACCAGACCGTGCGCAGCATCATGGGCTGGATGGTCGCGGCCAGCGAGCAGATCGCCCGGCTGAAGGCCCACACCTTCGAGGACATTGGCGCGCTGGAGGCGCTTCTGGCCGAGCAGTATGGCGCGACCCTGGGCGGCAAGAAGGGCAACATGACCCTGACCAGCTTTGACGGCTGCCTGAAGGTGCAGGTCCAGGTCGCAGACCGACTGACCTTCGGACCCGAGCTTCAGATCGCCAAGACCCTGCTGGACGAGTGCCTGAACGAATGGGCAGCCAGCGCCCGGCCCGAGTTGCAGGCCATCGTCACCCGCGCCTTCAACACCGACAAGGAAGGCCAGATCAACCGGGCCGAGATCTTCACCCTGTTGCGGCTGGAAATCGAGGACGCGCGCTGGAAAGAGGCCATGCGGGCGATCCGCGATGCGATCCGGGTCGAGGGCACCCAGACCTACATCCGCGCCTACCGCCGCGACAGCGCCGACCAGCCCTGGCACCCCGTGACCATCGACATGGCGAAGGCCTGAGCCATGGCAGACGCGTACTTGCCTGTCTGGATACATGACCTGCCCGCAGACTTCGTCTGCCAGCCCGACGGCCAACTCAGGCTGAAGGTCGCAGATGCCGTTGCCAAGGGAACGGTGAAGGTCGTTGCCGGGCCGCTTCTCTGACATGTGCGCGTGGACATCAAACGTCCCTACTGGAGGCCAGAGAACGACCCGGCCCAGCCGCAACGCGCCACGCTGGAGGCTTATCATGGCTGAGGCCTTCGCGTTCTTCCTGGCCTGCACCGCCTTCGGCATCCTGCTCGGCCGCAGCTGGGACGCGGCCGCGCTGGCCCTGTGCCTGGCCTTGCTGATCGCGGTCACCCAGACCGTTCAGTGACCCCATCCCCGGCGGTGCGCCGCCGGGTCAACCCCGCGCCAGTGAGGCGCTGCCACCAGAGGAAGACCTGACATGACCGTGTCCAAAGGAAAACTGATCGACGACCTGGCCGAAACCCAGGGCATGACGAAAGCCGCCGCAGGCGCCTGTGTGGATGCCCTCCTGAACCTGATCCGGGGCGGTGCCGCCGCCGGAGAGAAGGTGATCATCCAGGGCTTCGGCACCTTCGAGATGAAGACCCGAGCCGCCCGCACGGGCCGGAACCCGCAGACCGGCCTGCCGGTCGACATCCCGGCCTCAACCACGATGACCTTCAAGGCTGCCAAGCCCAAGGCCTGATCCTTTGCCCCCGGCCCTGCCTGGGCCGGGGGTGCTGCCACAAGGGGACGAACACCATGGTTGCCTACAGTTTCAAACCGCGTTTCATCGAGCCGATCCGTCAGGGTCTGAAGACCCAGACGATCCGCGCCGTAGGCCTGCGCCGCCATGCCCGACCGGGCGAGCTGCTGCAGCTTTATTCCGGCATGCGGACCGCACATTGCCAGCGCATCCTGCCCGACACGCCCTGCCTGACGGTGATGAATGTCAAGATCACCTTCCGGGAGGGCGAGATCGCCCGGATCTTCACCGATTGTGTTCCGGTTCGAGACCTTGACGCATTCGCCCTGCGCGACGGGTTCACCGACGCGGTCGACATGTGGGCGTTCTGGCGCGATAACCACCCGGAGACGGTTCCTGGCTGTTTTCGCGGCCTTCTGATCGAGTGGGCCCGCCCCGCCGAGACGGAAATGGCGGTGGCGGCATGACCGAGCGTCCGATTTCCGAACTGTTTGCCGTGCTGGTGGAATGGGCCACCTCGAAAGGAGCCGAGCGCGTCGATCTTCTCCCTGGCCTATGGACCGGCGAGACGGATGACTGGCTGGTCGAGATGAACGGCCAGAAGACCGAGGTCGAGGGCATTCCGCCCTTCACCTTCAAGCTGACGCACAAGGTATTCCTTAGCATCGCCTTGATCAGCCCGTTCGACGGTGCCCTGGTCGGGGCCTCTGAGGTTGAGCTGATCGAGCACTTCAAAGCTCAGTGCGAGGTGGCGTCATGAGCAGCCTTGTCGGTATCATCCTCTCTGCCAGCAGAGGGAATCGGGCGTGGATCGGGCAGCATTCAAGGAGCGGCGTCTCGCCCAGCTTCGCACGGGCGGGTTCGCGCTGTGGGTCTACCGTGCCCACGACCCCATTTCCTGCCCCGAGAGCCACGCGGCATTCGATGGTGTCGTTCTGCCACCAGATCATCCGTTTTGGGAGCGCTGGCGTCCGCCGCATCGGGGAAGATGTGGCTGCAGCGTTGCCGGTGCGCGACATGAACGGGGCGCGCAGCGGCTCGGCGGCGACCCGGACAAGGCCCTGCCCACCTGGTGGGAGACCGTTGATCCGAACGATGGCGAGGGCGCGTTCGACTAACCTTCGGGTGGCGTCATGAGCGCGCCTGAAGTGACCATATTCCTTCAGCTCGTAGACCCGGCCACGGGGACCGTGATCGATCTGATCAAGGATCGCCCCGAAGACATGCCCGTGCACGATCGGCTGCGCGCCATCGGCTGCGGGATTGGCGCGGCGATGACAATCCACTCTGCGCTCGATCTCCACGAGGCGATCACCTGCTGGACGCCGCTGATGGAGGGCATTCAGGAGGGTTTCCGACTGGTTTCTACTGCCGCCGCTGAGCGGGAGGCGTCGGGCAAGGGGGCGGTGCAATGAACGGCCCTGTGGATTGGCGGCCAGCGTCGGAGGCAATCTGCCGTGAGGCCTATCGGCACCTCTTGGTACACAACCTAGCATTCTACCGCCTGCTGCCCGAGCTCGATCTGTTCAGCTACATCGAAACCTCCGAAAGCCATGCGATCTATGCGTACGCTGGCGACTGGCGATGGTTTATTGCGGCCTGGACCTACCCTGGCCGTGAGGTCCGACACCAGTTCCAGCTCTTCGTTTGGCCCCCAGAAGGTGAAGATGGCCTGACCATCGCAAAGGGGCAGTTCTTTTGTCCCCTAGTGCCGATCCCAGTGGTCGGTGAACTGCCATGACCCGCGCCCTGCAGAAACTTGTCCATGTCGGCTGCCGCGAGCTGGGGATCGACGGGGAGACCCGGCGCGATCTGCAGCTGGTTGTCACCGGCAAGGAGTCCATGCATGACATGGACGAGGGCGACCTGAACAAGCTGGTCACCGCTCTGAAGGAGCGCGGGTTCAATCCCCATGCGGGCAAGGCCCGGGCCAAGCGCCCGGCGGCGAAGCGGGCTGACGTCCGGTTCGCCCATGTCCTGTGGGGCAAGCTGCACAAGGCCGGGGCCGTCACCCAGGGCGGGGCCAAGGGGCTGAATGCCTTCATCCGCGCGCGGTTCGAGAAGGCCTGGGGCGCGGCCGTCTTCGACATCGACGCCATGCAGGACCATCGCCAGATCGCCACGGTGATCGAGGCGCTGAAGGGCATGTGTGCGCGGGCGGGGATCGAGCTGTGAAAAAGCCCATCGCCTATGTGACCGACCACGCTGTTCTGCGCCACCTGGAGAGGGTGCAAGGTATCGATATCGAGAGCGTGCGGCGTGAGCTGGGCCTTAAGGTCGACGCGGCGATCGAGGCCGGGGCGGCTGCAACAGTGGCCGACGGGATCCGCTATGTCCTGGTCGAGGACCGTCTGGTCAGCTGCATTCCGGTCAAGTCCATCCCCCAGCGCAATGGCCGCAAGCGCCGCCGCCGGATCCGCGAGGAGGACGAGGAATGAGCCAGAACCGTTCCTCGGCCGTGATGCAGCAGCGGGCCGAGCCACATGACAGCCTTGACGATTTCCCGACGCCGCCCTGGGCCACGCGGGCTCTTATGGACTATTTGATGCCGTCCTTCGGGCCGTTCTTGGACAAGTCGGTCCGCGAGCCAGCCTCGAACCGTGGGCACATGGTCCGGCCGCTGCGCGAGTTCTTCGGGCGTGTCGAAGCAAGCGATGTCCACGACTATGGCGCGGGCTTCCCCGTCGAGGACTACCTCTTCGGCCCGCCGCCAGCGCGCACCGACTGGACGATCACGAACCCGCCCTTCCGGCTGGCTGAGCAGTTCATCCGGCGCGGGCTGGAGTGCAGCGACCATGTCGCCGTGATCGTCCGCCTTGCGTTCCTTGAAAGTATGAGCAGGCATCGCGACCTGTTCGCGGTCCACCGGCCGAGCCTGATCCTGCAGTTCACCGAACGGGTCGTTATGCACAAGGGCAAGCTGGTCAACCCGCAGGTGGCAGTCGAGACCTGGTCCGAGAAGGAACAGGCTTTCGTCGTACGCAAGCCGTCCAGTGCCACGGCCTATTGCTGGGTGGTCTGGACGAAGTGGTCGAGCGGGACGTTCACCAGCTTTGACTGGATCGCCCCGTGCAGCCTGCGCTTGACCCGGCCGGGCGACTACGAGGCCGCGTCATGATCCGCTGGCAGGGCGAGGACCCCAATCGCCTGCACGCGCAGGAGATGGCGCTGCTGGCACTGTGCGACCGGATGACGGTGCTGGAGCAGGCGCTGACCATCGAGATCGAAACGCGGAACCAGCTGACCCTGGAGCAGGCCCGACGCCTGGCCAAGCAGCACGACACGATCCTGGAGCAGCGGGAGGCGATCCTTCGCCTGGAGGACCAGGTGCGTCGGCTGGATGCCACGGTCAGGAGCCTCGGATGACCGACCTGCCGCGCCCGCCCGCCCAGATCGAGCCCTTCGTCCGCGTCCTGGGCGTGGACGACACGATCAAGTTCCTGGAGGAATTCGGGGGCGTCGAGATCTACATCGCCCGCAACCCGACGGCGCGGTCGCGGATCGTCAAGGTCCTGGGGCGCGAAAAGGCCGAAGCGCTGGCCCGGCTGGCCGAGGGCGGCGAGTGGCCCGCCCGGATTCCGCTGGTCAAACCCTGGGTCGCGGCTGTCCTGAAAGCAAAGGGCTTGCCCGTTTCCGATATCGCCCGCATTCTGCGCACGACGGACGTGACGGTTCGGAAGTATCTGAACCCGGCCCCCGAGGCCGATCCGCGCCAGCCGCGGTTGTTCTGATCCCCTGACCGGCCCTCGCACGGCTCGTGCGTTCGGCCGGGGATCAGTCCACTGGATTGCTCCTTCCTCCGGCCTCACCCCCGCAAGCCCTTGTGGGTGATTTTCCCAGAAGCCGCAGGGCATCTTGGGCGGGCAATCGCCGGTTGATCCGGCCTTTCCCGGAGAGACCGATGCAGACCAGCGCCAAAGGCAGGGCCGACCTGAAGCTGCACGAAGGCGAGGTCCTGAAGGCCTACCGCGATCCCGTGGGCATCCTGACCATCGGTGTCGGTCTGACCAGCGCCTCGGGCGTGATCAAGGTCCGCCCTGGCATGGTGATCACGGCTGAGGAATCGGACCGGCTGCTGACCCTGGCCTTGCGGCGGAACTATGAGCCGCGCGTGGCCAAGGTGATGCCGAAGGCCAAGCAGCACGAGTTCGACGGCGCTGTCGGCTTTGATTTCAACACCGGCGCAATCCACCGGGCAAGCTGGGTCAAGGCCTGGATGCTGCAGAACTGGGTTCAGGTCGAGGCCAAGCTGAAGCTTTGGAATAAGGGTGGCGGCAAGGTGCTGCCCGGCCTCGTCCGCCGCCGTGAGGCCGAGTATCAGCTGATCCGGTTCGGGCGCTATGAGAGCGACAAGGGCATCAAGCAGTTGGCGAACCCCGGTGCTGCGAAGATCGCACTGCCGTTGACCCCTGAAGAGCTGGTGAACGTCATCGATGGCTTTGAGCGCCTGGGCTTTCGTCTTGGCGCGTCAGAGGTTCTGCTGTCCGAGAAGGTCGTCCGCGCGTTCCAGAAGAAGTACGACCTGACGGTAGACGGCATCCTGGGGCGCGCCACCCTGTCCACCCTGCAGCGCGCCCTGGATGCGCGGGGCAAGGCCAAGCCCACCGCTGCAGTCGGCGCGGCCTCGGGCGGGGTCAGCGTGGCTGATCCAGCCGACATTCCGGGCCTGGAGGCGATGCCCTGGCTGACCGAGGCAGTCTTTGCCGGTGCCGCCCTTTACGCCCTGTGGCTGGCCTGGCGCTACCGCGACCAGATCGCCGCTGCCGTCCAATCCCCCCTGCCGCGTGTCGCGGCCTTCCTGCGGAGCTTCTGATGAGAGCCCTTTCAAACCTTCTCCGGTCCGGCTTCTGGCTTGCGGTCTGCCTGGTCGTTCTGGTCCGGAGCCTTGGTCTGGCTTCGGAACCCGCTTATGCACAGTCCGCACAGTGCGGCGGCTACGTCGACGTGCTTTCGGACCTGTCCGAGGCCTATCACGAGCAGATCGTCTGGGTCGGCGACCGCGGTGAAGCCGGTCAACTGGTGATCACGGCAAAGGCGGATGGGTCGACCTGGACGGCCATGCTGGTCCGGGGGGGGGGTGGCGTGCCTCGTCTCGGCCGGAACGGGCTGGAAAGCGACCGCTGCCGGGGAGGAGACCTGACATGAGCGCCCTTGTCGCACTCGCCCTGCAAGCGGGCTTTCCAATCATCCGGTCGGTCCTGGAGGGCAAGCTGGGGGGCAAGAACGGCGGTCTCGTAGCCGATGTCCTGGGGGCGGTCGCAGGCCGCGCCGGTGTGCAGCCGGAGGCCCTGGAAGGCCTTGCCGTGGACAGCCCAGGCAAGGTGATCGAGGCCATGCGCCAGGTCGAGCCGATGACGCCGGAACTGGTCGCCCTCTATGCCAAGGGCCTGGAACACCAGAACGCGCTTCTGATGGCCGAGCAGGAAGAGGGCGGCTGGAAGGCAGCGTGGCGTCCGCTGGGCATGTACTTCGTCATGGTGCTGTGGGCCTGGCAGGTGGTGATCCTGCACGTCTGCAACGCCATCTGGAAGATCGCCCTTCCGCCGATGCCCTATGACCAGCTGGTGACCTTCACCGGCCTTTACATGGGCCTTTACATGGGTGGGCACACCCTGAAGGACATGGCCGCGAAGTGGGTGGGGGCGAAGAAGTGACGCCAGCCGACACCTCTGTCGCCACCCTTCTCATGTGGTTTGCTGGCCTGGGCAGCGTTCTCAGCGTCCTCACCGTCCTGTGGACCATCTTCTCTGGCCCCGCCAAGAAGAACGCGGCTGTGATTGATGCGGTGAAGGGGGAGCTCGCGCAGCTGAGCGCCGCCCATGCCCGGCTGCGCGACCGGGTCGACGGGCTGCCCAACGCCGACATGATGCACCGTCTGGAGCTGTCGCTGGCCCGGATGGAGGGCCACATCGACCGCCTAGACGAGCGGCTGAAGCCCGTCGCGGCCATCAGCGAGCGGATGCAGGAACTTCTGATCGAGCAAGGCCGGAAATGACGAAGGACATGGACACACTGATCCGCGAAGACGCCCGCCTGATCATTCTGAAGGCGCTGGCCGGTCAGGTCGATGAGCGGCTGCACTCCGGCTATCTGGTCGACGAGCTGGCGCGATTCGGCATCGACCGCCCGCGCGAGTGGATCCACGGCGAGCTGGACTGGCTGGCCGAAATGGGCGCGGTCACGCTGATCAAGCCGGGCAGCGTCGTCGTCGCCACGCTGACCGAGAAGGGCCACCGCCACCTGCGCCGCGCCATCGTGATCGAGGGCGTCAAGCGCCCCTCGCGTCCGGGGGAGTGAGCCATGGCCACCGGGCGCGGGCGGCTCTCCTCTTTCGACCTTCTGCCGCCAGAGGCCGAGGGCATCGTCGCTTGGGCGGCAATGGAGCTTGCATCGCGTGAGCGGACCCAGACCGAGATCTACGCGGACTTCGTGAGCCAGTGCCAGGCGCTGATGGCCGAGCATCGCGGCGAGCTGGAGTTCAAGATCCCGGCGTTCTCTAGCTTCAACCGCTACTCGATCCGGCAGGCCCGCCTGAGCCGCCGCCTGGAAGAGACGCGCGAGATCGTCGCCGTCCTGGCCCAGAAGCACGACGCGCAGTCATCCGACGACCTGACGGTCATCACCGGCGAGATGATCAAGTCGGTCGTCCTGCACATGCTGGGCGACGGCAGCGAGGGCATCCAGCCCAAGGCGCTGAAGGAACTGGCCGAGGCCTTCAAGCACGCCCAGAGCGCGCAGAACCTGTCCTCGACCCGGCGGAGCAAAGAGACCGCCCAGCTGCAAGAGAAGCTGGGCGCGGCGGTGGAGGCCGTGGCGAAGGCCAAGGGCCTGACCGCCGAGACGGCCGAGCAGATCAAGGCTGAAATTCTGGGGGTGACGAAGTGAGCGATCCGAAACACGACGGCCTGCCGGTCGCAGGCTACAAGCCGCAAAGCACCGAGGCCGTGGAACTGGTCAACGCCAACAAGGTCGTCGAGGAGATCGTTCTGCGCAACCTCGATGACCTGGCCGAGATGCCCGGCGTCGACAAGCGCTGGCTGGCCATCGGGCGGACCCAGATCGAGCAGGGCTTCATGGCCGTGAACCGGTCGATCTTCAAGCCGGGCCGAGTGCAGCTGTCTGACGAAGTGCCGTGATGCTGACGGTCGAGGTCAAGCTGAACGGTCGGCTGATCGGCTTCGCGAAGCTGGTCAATCAGAGCGCGGACCTGCCGGAGATCTCCGACTACTCGCTGGAGTGGTCCGAGGCGGGCGGCGACTTCCTGCTGGAAGGCAAGGCTGCTGGCCGAACGATGATCACCGGCCACCACCGCAAGTCCGGTGCCTGGGCGCTGGTGGCGCGGGCAGCCGCAGCGATCCTTGGCCAGAAGGTGGACGCGATGGAGGGCAAGCGGTGATCATCGGCGGCCCCTGCCTGTCCAGGACGGAATCAGACCTGCTTTATTGGCAGGGCCGATTGCATGCCGCGCTGTTTCGGCGCGATGAACTGCGCGATGCCGCAAAGGGCGAGGGTCTCTTTGCCAGGCACATGCCCGGGTCGGCAACACGAAAACTGCGGTCGGCAGAACGCGAATGCACCGAAGCCGCGCGAGACCTTCTGCGCGCCACGAGACAGGAAGCCGAGGCCCAAGTTCGCGCCTTGGAGGCCTTGAAGTGACCGCCCCCCTGACCGAAAAGGCCTGGGCCGAAGCCCGCGCTGCCGCCATGGCCTCGATCCCGGCCGAGGTGAGGGCGCATGGGCTGCCCGCCGTCCTGCTGCCCTATCAGGCGCGGGCGGTGGGGCTTCTGGACAGCGCCTGCCCGGTCCTGTTCGTCGAGAAGTCGCGCCGGATCGGCCTGACCTGGGGGCTGGCGGCCTATGCCGTCCTGCGCGCTGGTCGCCAGAAGGCGGCGGGCGGGATGGACGTGATGTACATCTCCTACAGCCGCGAGATGACGCGCGAGTTCATCGACGCCTGCGCGATGTGGGCCCGCGCCTTTGACAGCGCCGCGGCGGCCGTCGAGGAGACGTTGTTCGACCAGGGCGACGGCGACAAGGCGATCAACGCCTTCCGGATCAAGTTCGCCAGCGGCTTCGAGATCATGGCCCTGTCGTCGGCCCCGCGCGGCCTGCGCGGCAAACAGGGCGTGGTGATCATCGACGAGGCAGCCTTCGTCGACCAGCTGGCAGAGCTTCTGAAGGCGGCGCTCGCCTTCCTGATGTGGGGCGGCCAGGTCGTCGTCTGCTCCACCCATGATGGGGCCGAGAACCCGTTCAACCAAGGGGTCCAGGACATCCTGTCGGGCCGGTCGAAATACGCCCACCTGCGCATCGACTTCGACCAGGCGCTGAACGAGGGCCTTTACCAGCGGATCGCGCTGGTCACCGGAAAGACCTGGACGCCCGAGGCGGAAGCGAAGTGGCGGCAGGACATCATCGACTTCTACGGCGACGGTGCGGACGAGGAACTGTTCTGCGTCCCGAGCCTCTCCTCCGGCGCCTGGCTGCCCGCCCCGCTGATCGAGGCGCGGATGACGGTCAAGCGCAAGGTACTGCGACTGGAGCTGCCCGCCGATTACCTCTACCGCCACCGCCTCGACCAGCAGGCCCTTCTGGCCGAATTCCTGGCCGACCTGAAGGATCAGCTGGCCGCGCTGCCCCGTGACGTGAAGTACGCTTTCGGTTTCGACTTCGGCCGCGTTTCCGACCTTTCAACGGTGTCTTTGCTGGCCATTGAACAGGCCCTTAAACGGACCGAGGCGCTGTCGATCGAGATGCGCAACGTGCCGGGCGACGAGCAGAAGATGATCGTCGGCATGGTGCTGGAGGCGGTGCGCGCCCAGCTGATCGGCGCAGGCTTCGACGCAACTGGCATGGGCTGGACCGTGGCCGAGGACATGGGCCGGAAGTTCGGCCTGCGCGAGGATCACGAGCAGGGCGCGGGCCTGATAATGGCGGTGAAGTTCACCGAGGAATGGTACCGCCTGCACATGCCGCCCCTGAAGGCCGCATTCGAGGATGACGCCATTGCGCTGATCGCCGACGAGCTGCACCTGTCCGACCTGCGCTTGGTCAAGCTGGTCCGGGGCATCCCCCGCGTCCCCGCTCTGCGCGAAGGTGAGACAGGCAAGAAGCGGCACGGCGACTATGCCATCGCCCTCGCGCTCGCCCACTGGGCCAGCCGCATGCGCTGGTCGGAGTATTCCTACCGGGGCGTCCAGTCCGACCGCAGGCCGGGCCGGTCGGCGCTGGCCCAGGACCAGGACGACGAGGCAGACCGCTGGCGGCAACCGCTTGGGGCACGGCTGCGGGGAGGGGTGTTCTGATGCGCTGGATCCCTGAGACGCCAGAGCAAGAGACAGAGCGCCGGGGCCAGTGGCGACTGGTCTTCGCTTGGTTCCCGGTGGTGATGCGTGACGGAGTCCGCGTCTGGCTTGAGCACTACTGGGTGCGCCAGGTTCCAGCTTCGGCCCGTGTCTTCTGCGAGTATGGCATCAGCTTCGAAACCGAGCGGCGCGCGGTGGGCACCCCCGAAGAGTGGACGCCGCCGCCTGAAGGTCCGACCGGACCGCCGCCGCCCAAACCCACAAGGTGACCCCATGAAAACCGCCCAGCTGCTCGATCACCGTGGCCAGCCCGTCCGCAAGGCCGACCTGAAGGCCGAGGTTGCGGCCGCCACCCTGGGTGGTGTGCGCAACCCGATGCCCGGCTATCCGGCCGACGGTCTGAATCCTGTGCGGCTGGCGAACATCCTGCGCGAGGCCGACCAGGGCGACCCGGTCCGCTACCTTGAGCTTGCCGAGACGATTGAGGAACGCGACCTGCACTACCTGGGCGTCCTTGGCACCCGGCGTCGGGCGGTGACCCAGATGCCGATCAGCGTCGAGGCCGGGGATGACAGCCCGGAGGCGGAGCGTCATGCCGAGATGGTTCGTGCCTGGCTGAAGCGGGACGAGCTGACCGACGAGCTTTTCGACATCCTCGACACGATCGGCAAGGGTTACAGCTTCACCGAGATCCTCTGGGACACCTCGGAGGGGCAGTGGATGCCCGCCCGGCTGGAATACCGCGACCCGCGCTGGTTCCGCTTCGAACGGCAGAACCTGGCCACGCCGCTGATGCTGGGCGACAGCGGGCAGGAGCTGCCGCTGCCCGCCTTCAAGTTCATCTTCGCCCAGATCAAGGCGAAGTCGGGCCTCGGCCTCCGCTCCGGCCTGGCGCGGGTCGCGGCCTGGGCCTGGATGTTCAAGGCCTACACCCAGCGCGACTGGGCGATCTTCACCCAGACCTTCGGCCAGCCCCTGCGGGTGGGCAAGTTCGGGCCGGGGGCAAGCGAGGACGACAAGAACACCCTCTTCCGGGCGGTGTCGAACATCGCGGGCGATTGCGCTGCCATCATCCCGGAATCGATGACCATCGACTTTGTCGAGACTTCGAACGTCGGGGCCTCGACCGACCTGTACCTCAAGCGCGCCGACTGGCTGGACCAGCAGGTGTCGAAGGGTGTCCTGGGCCAGACCGCGACAACCGACGCGGTGACCGGGGGCCTGGGGTCGGGCAAGGAACACCGCGAGGTGCAGAAGTCGATCCAGACGGCCGACGGCCGGGCGCTGGCGGCGATCCTGAACCGGGATCTGATCCGTCCCTGGATGCAGCTGAACTTCGGCCCGCTGAAGGTCTACCCCCGGATCAAGATCGAGGAGCCCGAGCAGGAGGACCTTGCTGCCTTCTCGTCGGCGATCGTGCCGCTGATCGACCGGGGCCTGGAAATCGACCAGGGCGAGGTAAGGGACAAGTTCAACCTGTCGGACCCCAAACCGGGGGCCAAACTGATGCGCCCGACCGGTCCGGCTGCATCTGCGACCGAGCCGCCGCCGCCGAATTCCGAAATTAAAAGCGAAAGCGGCGTTTTTAAACGGGGTGAGCCTTCCGGACGTATCACCGCGCCCGAGACCCCCGCCAAGGCCCTTCAGAGCGCAAATCCTGCGGGGTCCGAAATTGACCCCCTGGTCGACGGTCTGGCGGTGGCGCTGGACCCGATGATGGAGAAGATCCTCGGCCAGCTTGAAGCGATGATGGAGACGGCCGGAAGCCTGGCCGAGGTGCGGGAGATGTTCCTGGAAGCCTACCCGAACCTCGACGTCAGCGACTTTGCCCAGATCCTGGCCGAGGCGATGATGGCGGGCCACGCCGGGGGCCGGGTCGCCGCCTTGCGTGACAGCGAGGGCAAAGGTGGCTGACGAGCTGCGCGGCACTTTCGGCAAGCCCTTCAAGGAGGCGGTCGCCGCCTTCCGCCTGCGGCTTGGCAACCTGGTGCCGACGGCCAAGTGGGACGACCTCTGGCAAGAGCAACACGACCGCGCCTTCATGGTGGCTGGGGCGACGAAGGCCGACCTTCTGGCCGACCTTGCCGCGGCCGTCGACAAGGCGATCAGCCGGGGGACCAGCCTGGAGGAGTTCCGCGCCGACTTTCGCCGAATCGTCGAGGAACGCGGCTGGCACGGCTGGACCGGCGAAGGCACCAAGGCAGGCGAGGCCTGGCGGACGCGCGTCATCTACCGGACGAACATGCGGACCAGCTACGCGGCGGGCAGAATGGCCCAGCTGATCGAGGGCGGCTTCCCCCTTTGGGTCTACCGCCACGGCGGATCGGTCGAGCCGCGCATCATTCACCTTGGCTGGGACGGCCTGGTTCTGCCGCCCGATCATCCGTTCTGGGCCACCCACGCGCCGCCGAACGGCTGGGGCTGCAGCTGCTATGTCGTCGGCGCCCGCACCTTCAAGGGGGCACAGCGCCTGGGCGGCCAGCCGGGGAAAGAGCTGCCCGATGGTTGGCAGAAGCTGGACCCGAAGACCGGCGCGCCGGTCGGCATCGACAAGGGCTGGGCCTATGCGCCAGGGCGCAGTGTGGCGCAAGACATCGTCGCGAGGGTTCGAGAGAAGGCAAAGCAGCTGCCGTTGCCTTTGGGCGACAACCTGGTCGAAGATCTGACGGCCCTCACCTTCCGGCCCTCGGGTCGCGAAGTGCGCGAGCTGATGAAAGCGGTCGGCGTGGGTCGTGTGGGCGAGATCATCGATGAGATGCGGCAGCGACAGCAATCGGAAGGCCTGACGCAGATCACGGCGGCCGAGGCAGCCGCCATTCACGTATACACCGGCCCGTATCACGCGCGCTTGAACATGGCTGTTCGTCAGAAGGCGCTTGGGGCCGACGCGCAGCCCGAGGCTTTGCGGCTGGTCCAGATCATCGACAACGCGCTGCGCCGCCTGCCTGCGTTTTCCGGCACTACGGTCAGGGGCATCCCAATGCCGACGACGCGGATGGCGGACTTCTTCCGGGACGCGCCGGTCGGCACTCGGTTCAGCTTTGAAGGCCTGACCAGCTCCTCCCGGGTGCCGGAGAAGGCGTTCTCCGGTCCGATCCAGTTCTACATTCGCACGACAAGCGGACGGGACATTCACCTTCTGTCGCAATACCCCGACAAAGAAGAGGAGGTCCTCTTGCCATCGGGCCTTCAGTTCACCATCTTGGCAAAGCAGGAACGCGACGGCGTGCTGTACCTCGAAGTCGTCGAGGAGCCGCGCCGGAAATGGAGCGACCTGCCTCAGGAGGCACGACATGCAGAGCAGATGGGATGAAGGGGGGCGGCGCGTGGTTCACGCATCCGGTCGCTATACCTTTGTGCCCTATCTCGGCACGGCGGCCCAGGTGGACCGCTGGATTGCGGCGGGCTTCGACATCGAGGCTGCGGCCGAGCGGACGGAAGCGTTCCAGTCGGCCTTCCGCGCAGCGCCCAGCCTTGATGCCGCCGAGAAGATCCTTGTCGACCATTTCAACGCTGAAACGCGGATCGCGGTTGACCAGGGCGTTGCCGAGGACGATCCGGACCTTTACCGGATCGCGACGTCAGTCCGGGCCTACGAGTTCGCTGCCTGATCGGGCGATGGCCCCCAGACCGGAGGCCTGCGCATGACCACCCCGACCATCATCATCCAGACTGACGAGATCACTCCCGCGCTGGAGCGCGTCTGGGCGGCCTTGGAAAACCCCCTGCCGTTGATGCAGCACCTGGGCGAGTATTTCGTCAAATCGACCATCGACCGTTTCCCCTCCGGGCGCGCGCCGGACGGGTCGGTCTGGGCCCCAAAGTCGCCGGTGACCATCGCGGCCCAGGGCGGGCGGCGGACCAACCGGCTGGACACGCGGCCCCTGTTTGGCCCCTCGGGTGCCCTGTCCTCGACCATCAACTACGAGGCGTTCCCCGACCGGGTCGAATGGGGCTCGCCCATGGTCTATGCCGCCATGCAGCAGTTCGGGGGATCGAAGTCGGCCTTCCCGCACCTGTGGGGCGACATCCCGGCGCGGCCCTTCCTGGGCGTCTCGGCCGAGGACGAGGTGCAGGTCCTGGACATCATCGGCGACTACCTGAGCGAGGCTGCGGGCGAGCCCCTTTGATACAGCACCCCTGACGCCGCGCTTGACCCGCTGACCGGCGCGGGGCAGGCTGGACCCATCCCGAAACACCCTGACCCGGCCCTGACCCGCAAGCCCTTGTGGGTGTTTTGCCCCGTCGCATCCCGCGATGATCCGGGGCATGACGCAAGCTGCCCCCACCCTTCAGAAGGCCACGATGGCCGCTCTCGACCTCGCCCAGACCGGCGAGGCCCCGGAGTGGATTCATCTGCTGCCCACTGCGAAGGGCAAGGTGCAGACCGAAGACAACCGGGGGCCCTACGATGTAATCGATGCCGACGCCATCATCGCCGCCAGCTTCGCCAGCCAGCCCAAGCTGCAGATCGACGAGAACCATGCCGAAGACCTGAAATCCGGCAAGGGCGAACCTTCCCCTGCCCGTGGCTGGATCACCGAGCTTCAGGCGCGCGCTGACGGCATTTGGGGCAAGGTCGAATGGACCAGCGCCGGTCGCGCGCTGGTGGCCGACAAGGCCTATCGCGCGATGTCTCCCGTCATCCTCCACGACAAGGACAAGCGGGTCGTCGCGATCCTGCGGGCCAGCCTTGTGAACCGCCCGAACCTAAAGGGCCTCGTCACCCTCAACCAGGAGCAACCCATGGATGCCATGGCAAAGATGGCCGAAGCGCTCGGCCTGTCGGAGGGGGCGTCGGCTGACGACATCCTTTCCGCGATCAAGGCGCTGAAGGACAAGAAGCCCGAGGGCGACACCGCGATGCAGTCGGCCCTGTCGACCATCGGCGTGGCCTTCGGCCTGGCGGCGGATGCCAAGCCCGAGGCGGTGGTCGCGGCTGCCAACCTGGCGAAGGGTGGCAAGGATGATCTGGTCGCGCTGCAAAGCCAGGTGACCGAGCTGACGACCCAGCTGAACGCGGTCCAGAGCGACACCAAGCGCAAGGCGGCCGAGGCCTTCATCGACAAGGCCATCGCCGACCGCCGCGCCGGGGTGAACGCGACCAACCGCGAGGACATGATCGCGCTGCACATGTCCGACACCGCGACGGCCGAGAAGCTGGTGAGCGGCATGCCGATGCTGACCGCCACCGGCACCGTCCAGACCCCGCCGCCCGCCAAGGATGGCGTCGTGTCCCTGAACGCGGCGCAGATCGAGGCGGCGCAGAAACTCGGCCTCTCGCAGGAGGCCTACGCGAAAACCCTGGCTGAGGAGAACGCCTGATGCCGCCCCTGACCCAAGACCGCAACACGCCGCGCGCCGAGGGCGATGATCGCGTCGGCACCCTTGGCCTGAACCAGCAGATCTTCGCTGGCGCCATGCTCATGCGGAACGCCGCTGGCGATCTGCTCGAGGGCGCCACCGCTCTGGCCTGCTTCGGCGCTGGCGTGGCCCAGGAGCGCTTGAGCTCGACCACCGCGGGCGTCACCCCGATCCGGTACCGGACCGGCCCCCACCGCTTCGCCAACTCGTCCGCCGGTGACCTGATCACCAAGGCCGACATCGGCACCGTTTGCTACATCGTCGACGACCAGACGGTGGCGCGGACGAACGGCACCAACACCCGCTCGCCGGCGGGCGTCGTCGACATGGTGGACGCCCAAGGCGTCTGGGTCCGGTTCGACGAAGCCCTCACCCGCGCCGTGCTCTCGTAAGGAACCCCTGACATGCTCGTAAACGCAGCAAACCTCGACAGCCTTCGCGTCGGCTTCAAGACGTCCTTCCAGGGCGGGCTCTCCCAGGCTTCGACCGCCTATCTGCGGGTGGCGACCGTCATCGCGGCCTCGCAGAAGGAACAGAAGTATGCCTGGCTGGGCAAGATCCCGAACGTCCGGGAATGGATCGGTCCCCGCGTCGTGCAGAACCTCCAGCAGCACGACTACGCCATCAAGGAAAAGCCGCTGGAACTGACCCTGTCGGTCGACAAGGACGACATCGAGACCGACAACCTCGGGATCTACACGCCCCTCTTCACCGAGATGGGCATGTCGACTGGCGCGCAGTGGGACCGCATGGTCTTTGACACGCTGAAGGCGGGGTTCGCGACCAACTGCTACGACGGCCAGTTCTTCTTCGACACCGACCACCCCGTCCTGGACGAGAACGGAAACCCGATCACCGTCTCGAACACCGGCGGTGGCGCGGGCACCCCGTGGTTCCTGCTGGACGTCAGCCGGGCGATCAAGCCGATCATCCTGCAGAAGCGCAAGGACTTCATCTTCACCGCGCTGGACAACCTGACCGACCCGAACGTCTTCATGAACAAAGAGTTCATCTACGGGTCGGATGCACGGGCGAACACGGGCTACGGCTTCTGGCAGATGGCCTATGGCTCGCAGCAGACCCTGAACGCAGCCGCCTATGCCACCGCCCGGGCGGCGATCATGGGCATGAAGGGCGACTACGGCCGCCCGCTGGGCCTGACCCCGAACCTTCTGGTCGTGCCGCCGTCGCTGGAAAGCGCTGCGCGGAAGATCCTGAACTCGGAATACGCCACCGGTGGCGAGACCAACGAATGGAAGGGCACGGCCGAGCTTCTGGTCGCCCCGTGGCTCGCCTGAGCCTGACGGCCTGATCCAGCAGAGGGGGCGGGCCCAACCGGACCCAAGCCTGCCCCTTTCCTCGATCAGACCTTCGCAACCTGGAGACTGCCAATGTCCCGCCAGCCAAAACCCAAGGCCGCTGCCCCAGCGCCTGCCCCCAAGACCTCGACCGCCGCCGCTGCGCCGGTCACCCCCGATCCTGCGAAGCAACTTCCCCAGGTGGCGCAGGACCCCACCGGCGCTGTCAGCGCGCCCGCGTCGGCAGCCGCAGAAGCAGCGGCAGCGCCGGTGGACCCCATCCAGCCGACCGGGCCCGGTGCCTCGCCCGAAGACGCGAAAGACCCCGACGGCAACCCGCCCTCGCCAGACGCCCCCCGCCCGACCGGCTTTGTCTTGCGCGTGAAGGGCCCGGCTACCGGTCGCTGGCGGATCGGCCGGCACTTCACCCCCGAGATCGTCGACATCCCGGCCGAGGATCTGACCCACGAAGAGATCGCCGCTCTGAACAGCGACCCCCAACTGACCGTCCTGGCCCTGGGCGAGGACTGACCCGAACCCTTTGCGGGGTAGCGCAGAGGTAGAGCGCGGGACTCATAATCCCGAGGTCGGCGGTTCAAGTCCGCCCCCCGCAACCAGTTTCCACCAGAGGACCCGCCGAGCCCATCATGCCCTACGTCACCCTGCAACAGCTGATCGACCGCTACGGAGAGCCCACGCTTGTGCAGCTCACCGATCGGGGCGACCATCCGCTGGGCGTGGTGAACGAGGCTGCGATCGACCGCGCCATCGCCGATGCCGATGCGGTGATCGACGGCTACCTGGTCCGCAAGTACGCCCTGCCGCTGACCGAAGCGCAGCCGCTCCTCGTCAAGATCGCGGGCAGTCTGGTATTTCACGACCTGCACACCTTCCAGCCCGACGAGAAGATCGTCGCAGACCAGAAGCTCGCCATGGCCATGCTGCGCGACATCGCCCAGGGCGTCGTCGCCCTGACGGCCGCCGGGGTCGAGGCCGCGAACGTGGGCGGGTCGGGCGCGCGGATCACCGACCGCGACCGCCAGCTGACCCAGGATAACATGACGGGGTTCATCTGATGCTGGCGGACGATGTCATCCACCGGCTGAAAGAGTCCGTGCCCGATCTGAAAGGCCGGGTCGAGGGTGCCGCCAGCCTTGTGCAGCTGATGGCCGAGAACAAGGTCCCGCAGACCACCCCGGCGGCGAATGTGATCTCGTCCGGGCTGCAAGGCGGGCAGGCGCAGGCCGGGACCGGGTTCTTCACGCAAGCGATCGAAGAGATCGTCTCGGTCTTCCTGTCGTTCCGCAATGTCGACGGCGTCGGCAAGCGGGCGACCGACCTTTACCTGCCGGTCCGCACCGGCGTCATCACGGCGCTGTGCGGCTGGGCCCCGGACACCGGCGTGACCGACGCGGAAGAGCCCGTCGGTGTCTTCCGCCTGCGCAGCGGCCAGGTCCTGCGGATGCAGGCAGGCACGCTGATCTACCAACTCGATTTCGCCATCGGCGACCAGCTGAGGATCCTGCAATGACCAACCAGACCCTTCCCCAGGGCGGCGGTTCCTACATCCGCGACAAGGACGGCACCCTGCGCCTGGTCGAAGAGCCGACCGTGGCCGACCCGGCCGAGATCGCGCGCCGCGCCGAGGCAGGTGAAGCCCCGGTTGAAGAGGCTGTGAAGCCCCCTGTGAAACGCACCGGCAAGGAGGCCTGACATGGCAGCCGCGAAGAAATGGCGGAAGAAGATCTTCCTCTTCAAGATCGAGACGACCTACGGGGTCGATGCCGCGCCCACCCCGGCGGCGAACGCGATCCTGGCGACCGAGGTGACGTTCCAGCCGATGGAGGGGACGGACGTCAACCGTGATCTCGATCTGCCCTACCTCGGGCCGCAGGGCACGATCCCGAACGAGCTGCACGCAAAGTTCAAGTTCAAGGTCGAGCTCGCGCCCTCCGGCACGGCGGGCACTGCCCCGGCCTGGGGCCCCTTGCTGCGCGCCTGCGCCTGCGCCCAGGTGGTCAACGCCGGGGTGTCGGTCGTCTACAACCCGATCACCGACAACCACGAGTCGGGCACCCTGAAACTTTACGTCGACGGCATCCTCTTCCAGGCGCTGGGGGTGCGCGGCACGGCCAAGTTCACGGTCAACGCCCAGGGCATCCCTTACATCGAGTTTGAGTTCACCGGCCTCTTCGCCCAGCCCTCGGACGCGACGACCACAAACCCGACGCTGACGCCGTTCCAGAAGCCGCGCATCGTGTCGTCGACCTTCACGCCGGTCTTCACGATCAACGGCGTGGCGATGGTCATGCGGACCTTCAGCCTGGACCTGAAGAACAAGGTCGAGCCGCGCTTCCTGGTTGGCAAGGAGGAAATCCTGATCACCCAGCGCGAGGACATGATCGCCACCCAGGTGGAGACCATGCCGCTGGCGGACTTCAACCCCTTCGTCCTGGCCGCGAATGCCACGCCCGTCGCGGTGAACCTGGTCCACGGGACCGGCGCGGGCAACATTGCCACGCTGAACGCCCCCGCCGCGCAGATGCAGCGCCCGACCGGCATCGAGAACGCCCAGGACATCATGGAGACGCCGCTGTCCCTGATGCCCCTGCCGGTCACCGGCAACGACCAGTGGACGCTGACCCTGACTTAAGACCCGAGGGCAACCCTGCCCCCGGCCAACCCTGAAAGAGGCTGCCATGGCTTTCAAACTGCAGAAGAACCCCGAGTTCACCCACAAGGTCTCGATCCCGGTCCCGATCGACGGCGGGCACCGCGACGAGGTGCTGAAGTGCCGCTTCCGTGTCGTCCCGGCCGAAACGCTGGCGCTGCATGACGTGATGACCGCCGAGGGGACCGAGTCCTACCTGCGCGCGATCTGCGTCCGGTTCGAGGACGTGGTCGACGAAAACGGCCAGCCCATCGAGCATTCGGACCAGCTGACCGAGCAGCTGATCGCGCTGCCCTTTGTCCGTCTGGCGCTTGTGCGGGCCTATACGGCCGCGATGGCGAAGGGCCGACTGGGAAACTGAAATGGGCCGGGCGCGCCTGGGCCAAAGGCACGCTGGCCCGCCACGGCCGCAGGGGGGACGAAGCCGAGGATGACGCCCTGCGGTTCGGGCTGATCCTGGAAGAGGACGAGGACGAGGAAACCGAAAGTGTCTGGCCCGAGAACGTCCCCGCTGTCTCTGCCTTCCTGCGCGTCCAGACGCAGTGGCAGTACATCAGCCCCGGTGACGGGTCGGTGCGTCGGTCGGGCCTGGACTACGCCCGCGTCGAAGCTGCTTGGCGCATGGCCGAGGTGGCCGTGACGCCCGACCTCTTCGCCGAGCTGCAAGTGATCGAAGCCGGGGCGCTGGACCCCGACGGAATGGAGTTCGACGGTTGACCCTTGTCCTGACAGCGCAGATGCGACTGGACGCCGCGCAGGCCAAGGCCGCGCTGCAGGACACCGCACGCGGGGTCGGCCAGGTCACCCAGGCGACCGAGGCACAGACCCGAACCTCACGCACCGCCGCCGGGGCTGCCGATGCCGAGGCCGCTGCCAAGCGCCGGAACGCCCAGGCCAGCCAGGAGGTCGCCCGCGCCAATTCACAGGCCGCCGGAGCGACCGGCAACCTGGTCGCCCAGTTCAACGACATCGGCATGATGCTCGCCGCCGGGCAGAACCCGCTGCAGCTCGCCATCCAGCAGGGCACCCAGATCACCCAGGTGATCGGCCCGATGGGCGCGGCCGGGGCGGTCGGCATGCTGGGTGCGGCCTTCACGCAGCTTCTGAACCCGCTGAACCTGGTAACTCTGGGGATCATTTATGCCGGGGCCGAAACGGTTCAGTGGCTGACGGGGGCGGCGGAAGACACAAAGAGTTTCGAAGAGAGTGTGGCTGACCTGTCCTCGCAGGCCGACCGCTATGTCAAGGCGATCAAGCTTGCGAGGATGTCCACGGCCGAGCTGCGCGGGGAGTTCGGCGAGACCAGCGCCGAGATCCGCAAACTTCTGACGGACATGGCCGAGCTCGAGATGCGAGAGACGCAGCGAGCTGCGCGGCAAGCTTCGCAGGACCTGCAATCCCAGATCGGTATCTTCGACGGTCCTGAGTTCGGAGTGGGCAACCAAGCCAACCTTGCTGAGCTCTTCGACCTCAGTGTCTGGTCCCGTGATGCCCGTAAGGAAATCAACTCTGTCCTGAAGGCTTTCCAGGACCTGGACAATGCCGGGACCCTGGACCAGCAGATCGCAGCCGCCGAGGCGCTACGCGCGAAGTTCATCGAAGTTGCGATGGCTTCCGGCGAAATCTCGGCTGCCGAGGATGCTGTCATTGCACCCTTGACCGAGATGATCCTGACGCTGACTCGGGTGCGGGGCGAACAGCAGGGGCTTACCGGTGATGTTGAGAAGACCGAGACGGTTGCCGTTGACCTGAACAGCGCTGCAGCCTCGATCGTGGGCACGCTTGCCTCTGCGGACGGCAGCCGTTTGGTTGCAGCCTTCGCCGCAGCATTTCCAACGGCCCGCGCCCTTCTTGGACTCGCGCAGGGGATCGTCGCGACCCTGGGATCGGCAGACTTCGATTTTGCCACCCTCGGCGATGATGAGCGCGGTTCGCAGCGCCTGGAGACGCGATCTGCGGGCGAGTACAGACGCCGCGAGGCAATCGCTGCCCGGCTGTCTTCGGTCAGATCACCTGCCGGAGGCGGCGGCGGCGGTGGTGGTGGGGGTGGCGGCGGTGCTTCGGCGGCGCAGGCCGAGGCGGATGCGCTGCAAGAGCTGATCGCCGGGCTGGAGGGCGAGATCGAGGCGCTGCGCGTCCAGGACCCGATCCAGAAGGAGATGCTGCAGCACCGAAAGGCCCTGGCCGGTGCGACTGACGAAGAGAAGAAGAAGGTCGAAGAGCTGATCGCCGTCCGCGAGCGGGAACGCGCCGCGATGGAAGCGGCCAACCAGATGCAGGAGTTCTTCGGCTCTACCCTGGAAGGCGCGCTGGAATCGCTGATCGTCAAGGGCGAAAGCCTGAACGATGTCCTGAAGCAGATCATCGTCAGCCTGGCCAAGGCGGTGATCCAGGCGGCTCTGTTCGGCGGCGGGCCTCTGGGCGGGCTTTTTGGTGGCAAAGGTATCGGCGCGCTGATCTTTGGCGGAAAGGCCGAGGGCGGCCTGGTCTACGGACCGGGCACCGGCACCTCTGACAGCATCCCGACCATGCTCTCGAACGGCGAATATGTCGTGAACGCCGCCGCCACCGCCAAGAACCGCCACCTTCTGGAGGCGATCAACGCCGGCGGGCGCATCCCTGGCTATGCCACCGGCGGCTATGTCGGGGCCTATAATCGCCGCCTGCCCGCACGGGGCGAGGGCGGGCGAATGGAGATCAACGTCAGCCTCGCGGGTGCGCGTGGCGACCGCGAGATCCAGACCCTGGCGCGGAGGGCCGTCCAGGAAGCGCTGCGCGATTATGACCGCGAGGCCCTGCCAGCATCGGTGCGCCGCGTGTCAAGCGACCCCAGGAGAACTGGCTGATGCCCCTGACCTATCCCCTGGCCCTGGCAGATTTCGCCGACATCCTGCCGATCTCCAGCCTGTCGTTCCACCTGCCGGAGCAGGTCGTGATGTCGCGCAACGGCAAGGGCGAGGTCCTGACCGCCGACGTGGGCGAGCGCCTCTGGCAGGGCCGGATGACGCTGGGCCGATTGACCCGCGCCGAGGCTGGGCGGCCGGAAGTGCTGATCGAGCTTGTGCGAGGCGGGGCGCAGCACAGTTTCCTGATCTATGACCGGCACCGGACGAACCCGCGCCTCGACCCGCAGGGCGCGATCCTTGGGGCCTCGGCCGTGACGATCCTGGCGCTTGGTGGGGACGCGCGAGAGCTGTCGCTGGCGGGCCTGCCTGCGGGTTACGTGCTGTCGGCCGGGGACCATCTGTCCTTTGCCTATGGATCGGGTCTGCAAGCCCTGCACCGGATCGTGACGACGACCGTGACCGCGAGCGGCGCAGGACAGACCCCCTTGTTCGAGGTGATCCCCGCGATCCGCCCCGGTGCCGTGGCGGGGGCCAGCGTTCAGCTGAAGAAAGCCTACTGCAAGGCCGTCGCCATGCCCGGATCGATCGAGGAAGCCGTCCGCTTCAGCACCCTGTCCGAAGGAATGTCCTTCGACTGGGTCCAGACGCTGAGGTAACCGATGCGCAGCTATGACGCCCCCACGCTTGCCGCGCTTCAGACCCGGTCCGCCGTCGTCGTCCGCATCCTGATCTGGGTCGCGGCGCGCAACCGCACGACCGGCGACCCCGAGACGCTGGGCCTTTGGACAGGGGCCTACGACCGTGACTTCACGATCAACGGCGGGACGCGCGCCTATGCCGGGGCAGGCGGGATCATGGAAATCCCGCCGATCAAATATCAAAGCGGCCTCGGCGTCCGGATGCAGCGGATGGTCCTGTCGCCGATCTCGACCGTCGTGGCCGACCTGATCCGGACCTACGACAGCCGCTTTGCCCCGATCGAGATCCACCGCGCGCTGTTTTCGCCCCTGGACGGGTCGCTGGTCGCCGAGCCGCACCGGCTGTGGAAGGGCTTTGTCGACGAGGTCGAGGTCAAGGAAACCGGCACGCCGGGAGAGGCGACCTGCGAGGTCGTCGCTGCCTCGTCCGCGCGGCTGCTGACCCGGACGCTGACCTTGAAAGCCTCGGACGCGACCCAGCAGCTGCGCGGCGGCGACCGGTTCCGGAAGTATGCCGATGTTTCCGGGAAGGTCGACGTCTGGTGGGGCGAGATGAAGGGCGGTGGCGGCGGCAGCGGCGGCGGCGGCCTCCTCGGGCCGATCCTGGCGCTGCCGGGCGGTATTGCCCCGCCGCCGCAGCCAGCCCCTGCCCCGCAGCCCCCAACCCTGCCAGCCGGTGGGCTTGGCGGTCTGTTGCGGAGGTAGAGGATGACCCCGCACCGTTTGCCCGACTGGAATCCAAGGCTTAGCGCGTACCTTGCCGAGATCACGCCCGTCGCGTTCCGTATGGGTAGCCAGGACTGCGCGCTGTTCGCCGCCGGAGCGGTCCGGGCGATGACTGGATACGACCCTGCCGCGCCGTTCCGCGGTACCTACACCGACCTTAAATCCGGCTTGAAGCGACTGAGGGCGGCTGGCTTTGAAAGCCACATCGAGATCGCGGACAAGCTGTTTCAGCGCATTCACCCTGCCATGGCCCAGGTGGGCGATCTGGCGCTGATCGAAGTGCCGGATGGCATGGCCCTTGGGATCGTCGCCGGTGAAACCCTGGCCTGCCTTTCGCCCGCCGGTCTGGGCCATCTGCCCCGAGCGGCGGCAGTGGCGACCTGGAGTGTGCCGTGATGCGCGGCCTGGTCTTCGCCCTTCTGGTCGTCCTGAACCTGTCCCTGTCTGCCCGGCCCGCCCAGGCTGGGGCGGTCTTTGCCGCCATCGGGGCCTTCTTCACCTCTGGCTCGATCATCGCCCAGGTGATCGGTCGCATCCTGATTTCGGTCGCGGCCTCAGCCTTGATGCAGGCCCTGGCGCCGAAGCCCAAGACCCCCGGCATCCGGACCGAGGTCGCACAGAATGGCGGGATCAACCCCTGCTCTTTCGTGCTGATGAGCTATGCCACCGCAGGCAAGCGCAACAACCCACCGATGAGCCATGGCACGGCAGGCAAGACGCCGAACGCCTATCTGACCGAAGTGATCGAGCTGGGCTTCATCCCCGGACAGGCGCTGTCGGGCGTCATCATCAACGGCGAGCGGGTGACCCTGGGCGGTGCGCACCCGGACTATGGCCCGACCGTGAACTCCGGCATCTACACCGGACATGCCTGGGTGAAATACTACAACGGCAGCCAAACCGTGGCCGACCCGATGCTGCTGGCCAAGTACGGCAGCTATCCGGAACGGCCCTGGTCGGCCGACATGGTGGGCACGGGGCTGTGCTACGCCATCGTGACCTTCCTTTTCAACCGCGAGAAGTACAACGCCTTCCCGACGGTCCTGTTCGAGGTCGTGGGCATTCCGCTATATGACCCGCGCAAGGACACGACAGTCGGAGGCTCGGGCGCGCACCGCTGGGCCAACAAGGCGACCTGGGAACCGACGACGAACCCGGTCGTCGCGATCTACAACATCCTGCGCGGAATCGAGACGCCTGAGGGCTTTGTCTGGGGCGGCGGCATCCCGGCCGAGGACTTGCCGCTGGCCAGCTGGTTCGCTGCGATGAACGCCTGCGACGTGCTGGTCGACAACGGCGCGGGCGGGACGGAACGGCAGTACCGCGCGGGCTTCGAGGTGTCGGTCGACGACGAACCCGCCGACATCATCGCCGAGCTTCTGAAGGCCTGTTCCGGACAGATCGCAGAAGTCGGCGGCATCTGGAAGATCCGCGTGGGCGGGCCGGGCTTGTCGGTCCTGTCGATCACCGACGGCGACATCCTGACGACCGAGGCGCGCGACCTGACACCCTTCCCCGGCTTCACCTCCAGCTTCAACGGGGTCACCGCGAGCTACCCCGAACCCGGCATGCTGTGGGAACCGAAGGAAGCCCCGCCGCTGTACAACGCGACCTGGGAGGCAGAGGACCAGGGCCAGCGCCTGGTGGCCGACCTTGCCTTTCCGACGGTGCCCTACGGCGCGCAAGTGCGCCGCCTGATGGAAGCGATGATCCGCGAGGAACGCCGCTTTCTGCGCCACGGCCACACCCTGCCGCCCGACGCGGCGATCCTGGAACCCCTGGATGCCATCGCCTGGACCAGTTCCGCGAACGGCTACAGCGCCAAGGTCTTCGAAGTGGGCGAAGTCGTCGATCAGGTCTTCACCGTCCAGCAGACGATTGCGCTGCGCGAGCGTGACCCCGCCGACTATGTGAGCTCGGCCCCCACGCCGCCGGCGTTTGCCTCGCGCGCTGTGGTGCAGCCGCCGCCTCAGTTGCTGGAGGGGTTTGCGGTCACCGGCGTTTCGATCACGGACGCTGCCTCGGCCCCGCGCCGCCCAGGGCTGGAGCTGACCTGGGAGCCTGACCTGCCGGACGTCCGGGCGGTGATGTATGAAACCCGGCTGACCGCGACCGGCGTCGTCGTCAGCAGCGGGTCGACCGACAATGTCGCCGCGGGCAAGCTGGTGGTCAGCGATGGCCTGGTCGCATCGACCGCCTATCAGACCCGCACAAAGCCCGTCTGCGACCGCCCGACCGACTGGACCGCCTGGACCGCCGCGACCACGCCCGCCGCGCTGATCACCGCGCCGGACATCGCGGATCTCGCGGTGACCGAACAGTTCCAGACCATCGCCCTTGGCCCTTTCACCCGGGATTCCACGCCAAACGGCACGGTCGTTGCCACGCTGGACATGGGGGCTGTCGGGCCGGGGCTGATCTGGAACCGGGGCATCCAGTTCGAGGCGCGCCTGGCGACCTTTGTGACCGACGATTACCGGATCGAGTTGCAGCGCCGGTTCCGCGAGCTGGGCCGGGCCTTCACGGCATGGGAGCAGGTGTCCGTCTGGCAAAAGGCGGGCTCGATCGCTGGTTCAGACGATGTATGGGACCAGCGCACAGGCGAGGGAGGTGTGCGCGGGACCTATCAGGATTTCGAGTACCGCCTGATCGTGATCACCCGCCCGACATCGGGCGCGGGATCATACCAGTGGCTGCGCAACATCTATCTGACCGTCGCTCGGGTGACCAAATGATTGCCTTCGCCATCATCGGGCCGGACGGCATTCCGACCGGAGGCGGCATCCGCCGCACACTGCCCGAGGGTGCCGTGCCCCTGACCGCGCCGTTCACCACTGCCGATCTGCCGCGCTTGCGCTGGCAGGATGGTGTCTGGGTAGAGCGCGTCGACCTGACGCCGGACCCGACGCCGGACCCGGAAGCCTTCGCTGCGGCGCAGTTGGCCCGCGCGCGCTTGGATGCAGTGGACCGGATCAACGCCGCGACCGATGCCTTCCGCCGCCGGTTCTATACCGACATCACCGGGCAGGATGCGCTCTATCTGGAAAAGCGGGCCGAGGCGCTGGCCTACGTGCGTGAGGCCGAAGAGTCGGGTGAACCGAAAGACCTGGCCGACTATCCCCTGATCGCGAACGAGATCGGCGTGACCGCCCCGACGCCTTGGCAGCTGGCGCAAATCTGGCTGCATCTGAGCGGGGCCTTCAAATCCATCGGTGCGGCCACGGAACGGCCCCGCCAAATCGCCCTGAACGCCGTCGCCCTGGCTCGCGACCAGGACGAGCTTTTCACCATCCAGGACACCTTCACCCAGGCGCTGAGCCGCCTTTTGCAACAGGACCTCTGACCATGGCCTTCCAGTTCTCAACCGCTGTTCGAAACGCCGCCCTCGACGCGATGGAAACCGCGATCGGGGCCTCGCCCGTGCTGGAGCTGCGCACCGGCGCTCCGCCCGCCAGCTGCGCGGCTGCCGACACGGGCACGCTCCTCGCCTCGATGGCCCTGCCTGCCGATTTCATGGCTGCGGCCTCGGGCGGGTCCAAGGCCCTGTCGGGCACCTGGCAGGACATGGCCGCCGACGCCGCCGGGACCGCCGCACACTTCCGGATCAAGCAGGGTGCTACCTGTCACGTCCAGGGCACCGTGACCGCGACCGGCGGCGGGGGCGACATGACGATCGACAACCCCGTCCTTGCCCTTGGCCAACAGGTCAGCGTCACGGCCTTCACCCTGACCGCAGGGGGTGCGTGATGCTGATCCCGTCTGTCGGCCAGAAGGTGCGCGTGCTGGACCCCTTCACCGAAAGCTTTCCCGCAGTCTACGAGATCATCGAGATCGTGACCCATCCCGACGGCCAGATCGTCTGCATCCTGCCCGATGACGCGGGCGGCTTTGATCCGAAATACCTGGAGGCAGCGGCATGACGATCAGCACGCTCGACGCACTTTTCAATGCCATGGCCAACAACAGTTCCCGCTTCGTGGTGAACAAGACCAGCATCGCGAACCAGACCGCCGGGCAGCTGGCCAGCATGTGGCGCGCAGCGGGCCAGCCTGCGCAAGCGGCCATCCCCGGAACGACGCCGGAAGTCCCGACCGAGGCGACACTGGGAGCCATCGACTTCGCCAGCCAGACCTCGCCTGCCACATCCTATCTGCCGTGGATAGTGCTGAACTCTGGCAACACGGGCGGCGGGTTCGAGATCCACGACCGGGTCGCCCACATGGGCGGTCTGGTCCTGAACGTGACAACCGCCCAGAACATTACCGGGCTTGACCTGAACACGATTGGTCTTCCGGCCGAACGTCGCGGCGCGGCCGACTTCAGCGACCTGCAATGGTTTCTGGAGGTCTACACCGACGGGGGTGCGACGGCCTCGAACGCGACGATTGCCGTCACCTATGACGACGCCACGACAGGCAACCTGAACGTGGTCGCGGTCGGCGGCAGCTTGCGGGCCGGGCGGTTCATCCCGCTGATCCCGTTTATCCCGACGGCAAAACAGGGGCGCAAGATCGGGGCGATCAACAGCGTCACGCTCAGCGCCTCGACCGGGACGGCGGGGAACTTCGGTTTCACTTGCACCCGGCAGCGCACGGCCAAGGCCTTCGGTCTGGCCAACAACCCGGTCACGCTGACCTGGCAGGACGGCGCGCCAGAGATCCAGAACGACAGTTGCCTGATGATCGCGATCCTGTGCGCAACGACCAGCACCGGGGCTGTTGCTGGCCAGGGCAAGATCTCGCACGGGTAGGTCATGACGCTCCTTCGCCTGCATCCGGACCTGTCGATCGACCCGGCGCTCTTTGCCGAGCCGTCGGTCGCTGGCCTGATCGCGCGGAACGCCTTCTTCGGCGCGGCTCCCACCGGGGCCGTCCTGACCGGGGCTGGTGTGCTGCCCCTGACAGGCTCGGCCGAGGCGCGGGCGCAGGCCAAGGGCCAGGCATCCGGCACCTTGCCACTGGGCGGTTCTGCCACCGGTGCAGCACGGGCGACCGGGCAGGCAGCGGGGACCTTGCCCCTGTCAGGCAGCGCGACCGGGCGGGTGCTGGCCACGGCCCAGGCCTCGGGCATTCTGCCGCTAACCGGGACGGCATCTGCGGTTGCGCGTGCTTCGGCCATGGCATCGGGCACCCTGCCCCTGGGCGGAAGTTCCCAGGCCCAGGCGCTGGCCAGGGCTTCGGCCTTTGGCGAGCTGCCCCTGGGAGGCACGGCCGAGGGCGCGGCGCTGGCCCGTGCCGAAGCGGCGGGGGTTCTGCCGCTAAGCGGTACTGCCACGGCCCTGGGCAGCGTGCCTGTGGACTATTCGACCGGGCGGCTGGCCTTCGCCTCGGACCGGCCCCGTGCGGGCAGGCTTCGGACCGATGCCACCCGACGCGGCACCCTTTTGAACTCCGCCCGCAGGGGCAAGCTCCTGGAGCTGAACGCATGAGCAAGATCTTCACCATCCGCGCCGGCAACCGCCGTCCCTGGCTGGCCTATGACTTTGGCTTCAGCCTGGTCGAGGCGACGGGCGTGACCTTCAGCGCACGGGATGCAGCGACCGGCGCGGTCTTCATCGACAACCAGCCCGCCCAGATCGCCGACGGCACCTATATCGTGAACGGGGTCCAGGAGGTGCTGACGCCTGCCGACGGCGTCGCCTTCTACGCCTGGGGGCCGACCGACACGGCGGTGGAACGGAAAAGCGCGCTGTGCCTCTTTCACATCACCTGGTCCCCCGGCGTCTCCGAAAGCATGCCTTCCGACGGCTACGAAAAGATCGCCATCGTCGACAACTTCTGACGTCCCGCACGGGCGTTCGAAGGGGTGTTGAAGCACCCCTTCAAAACGGGGTCCCGCATCACCAAGGCCCCGCCGACCAGACGAACCTTATGGCCGCGCCCGCACCCCGGAAGGTCGGGCAGAACCGTTAAGGAATCGTGCCAAATGCCCCAGCTGGACGTTCACCCGATCCGCCCGATTGCCCCCTACCTCGGCGGCAAGCGCAACCTGGCCAAGCGCCTCTGCGCCATCATCGACCGCGACACCCACGACACCTATGCCGAGCCCTTCGTCGGCATGGGCGGCATCTTCCTGCGGCGGACACGACGTCCACGGGCCGAGTTCATCAATGACCGGCACCGCGAGGTCTACACCCTGTTCCGGATGCTTCAGGAGCACTACGTCGCCTTCCTCGATCTCCTCCGATTCCAGATCACGACCCAGGCCAACTTCGACCGCCTGGTCGCCGTCGCCCCTGAGACCCTGACCGACCTGCAACGGGCGGCGCGCTTCCTCTACCTTCAGCGCCTGGCATTCGGCGGCAAGATCAGCGGGCGCAACTTTGGCGTGGCGACCGAGCGCCCGGCGAGGTTCAACCTGACGACGCTGGAGCCGGACCTGGAGGCCCTGCACACGCGCCTGTCCGGCGTCACCGTCATGAACCTGGACTATGCCGCCTTCATCGACCGGCTGGACCGTCCAGGCACGCTCTTCTACCTCGACCCGCCCTACTACGGAAACGAGGGCGACTATGGGCCCGGCCTCTTCACCCGCGCCCGATTCGAGGACATGGCCGAGCAGCTCGGGCGGCTGAAGGGCCGGTTCCTCCTGTCCCTGAACGACCACCCCGACGTCCGCCAGATCTTCGCCCGGTTCCACCTGACCGAGGTCCGGACGACCTATTCGGTGGGGTCGAAGAAGACGGTTGAGGAGGCCAGCCGGGGCGAGCTGATCATCTCGAATTGGCCGGTTTGAAGGGTGGCGCAGGAGGGCGGTAACCGGTATCCTCACCGGACCGTCCGCTGCCAAAAGGACCGCTGCCATGGCCCAAGAAATCACTGACCTTGCCTCGCTGATTCACGATGCCCGCGCCCAGAAGAAAGGGAACCGCGAGTTCGCTCTGTTCAGCAACAATGATGGGAGCTGGACTGCGCAAATTGGCAACCTTGATGCTCCTAGCGTCAGGTTGGGCGAGGGTCGTCCAGAAATCGAAGAAGAGGGGGCAAGCCCAGAAGAGGCAGTCGGCCACCTGATCAAGACCATGCAGATTGGGCCCCGGCATGATTACCTGATCGGCCAGAACGATTGAATCTTCTTTCCCTGATCCTGACCCTGACCGGTGCTCTGGTCGTGGATGGCGACACGCTGAAGCTTGACGGCCAGCGCTACCGGCTCTGGGGGATCGATGCGCCAGAACGGGATGAACCCGGTGGCCCGGCCGCGACCCGCGCCCTGCGCCAGATCATCGGCCGCGACCGGCTGACCTGCGATGTCCTGGACGTCGACCGATACGGTCGCCCTGTCGTTCACTGCACCCTTCCCGATGGCTCGGACCCATCCTGCACGCTCGTCTCTCAGGGCCATGCGCAGGACTGGCCAAAGTATTCCGGGGGCCACTATGCCGCCTGCGAATGACCAGCCGATGGTCTGGCCGAAGACCGTCCCCGAAGACCTCCGTCGCCGCCTCGAGGGCGTCCTCGGCTACCGCCAGTTCGGCCCGGCCGAGATCTGGGACGAGCTGCGTGAGTGGCTTGAGAAGCAGGGCATAGAACCCCCTTTGAACGCCCCGTTAAACCCGCCCGTGAAGGACCCGTAA